ACAGCCTAAACGGTTCTCACAAGCGACCGAAAAGGTGCGCGTGCTCATGCCGTCGGTGAAGCCGTCAAAGTTCGAGCGCGCCGAACTCTCCGACGACGAACTCGAAGAGGGTTACCGCATCCGGCCCGCTTGGGAGATCTCGATCATGGGCGAGGGTCAGCAAGTCGTGCTCCCGCCGTCCGTCCACCCCGACACGGGCGGGAAGTACAACTGGTCTAGCCCGATCGCGGATTGGAAGGATCTCCCGCTCTTGGATCTCGGAACGGGCGAAACGTCCGAACGCCCGGCCGAATCCGCGTCGAAGTTTGAAGTCGCGGAAGTCGATCTCTTTGACTCGCGCCTCTCGCCCGACGTCGTCGATCTCATCGTGAGCGGGAAAGACTGTAAGGACCGTTCAGCCGCGCTCTTCATCGTCGCGACCGCCATGGTGAAACAGGGCTACACCGATAACGAGATCCTGACCGTGCTGACGGACCCGGACACCTACTTGGGGGAATGCGCCTACGATCACGCGCAGACGGAGAGTCGCAAGCGCGCCGCTCGCTGGGTCGACCGCTACACGCTCACCAAGGTGAAGCGCGAACACTCGGCTGAAGCCGTCTTCCGAGAAGAGGTCGAAGCTTCGGAGTTGTCCGAGATCGAAGCCAAGGCGCAGTTCGAGCACATGACTGAGCCCGGCGACTGGCGGGAAAAGATTGAGCGGGTGGGCGGTCATGCGGGCGGGCCGCCTAAACCCACCATGAAAAACGTCCACTTGATCTTGTCGAATGACGTCGGCCGGAACTTGATCTTGCGAAACGACTTCTCGCACTCGGACACCTATGGCCGATCCGCACCTTGGGGCGGGGCGCGCGGGGGTGAGATCCGGGAAGTGGACTTCACGCGGGTTAAATTCTGGCTCGCCGAACACTACCGGTTTGAGCCGCCGACCAGCGTGATCATCGAAGCTCTTCAGAAGATCGGAGATGAGAACCGCTTCCACCCCGTGCGCGACTTCCTGCGCTCGCTCGAATGGGACGGCGTGGAACGCCTGGATGGGTGGCTAAAAACGTACATGGGCGCGACCGGTCCGGATCTTTATTTGAGCGCGGTCGGGCGAAAGACGCTGATCGGCATGGTGGCGCGGATCATGGAACCCGGGATCAAGTTCGACACGGTCCTGATTCTGGAAGGAAGGCAAGGGTGCGGAAAGAGTACGGCCGTCAAGATCTTGGCTGACCCTTGGTTCAGTGATGCCGCGATTGACGTCGGCGACAAGGATTCGGTACTCGCTCTTCAAGGCGTGTGGGTACTTGAGATGGGCGAGTTATCGGGCTTGCGGAAAGCGGACGTCGATAGCCTGAAACAATTCGTGAGCCAGGCGACTGACCGAATCCGTGTCCCGTATGGGCGGCTCACGGAAAGTTTTCCGCGCCAGTCGATCTTTATCGGCACGACGAACCCGGGCGACTACTTGAAGGACACGACGGGGAACCGCCGCTTCTGGCCCGTGAGCGTTGAACAGTGCGAGTTCGCCAAACTGAAAGCGGACCGCGACCAGTTACTCGCCGAAGCGGTCTTCAAGTACGATCTCGGGGAAGACCTGCACCTTGCCCACGGGGAAGAGGAGAAGTTAGCGGCTCGCGAACAAGCGAAACGGACGTTCGTCGATGAATGGGTATCGGCCATCGGCAGCTTTCTAAAATCGAAGCCCGAGAACTTCGACACGAAGCTTTTCACGATCTCGGATCTGTTCTCCCTGAACGGTCCGCTGAATGGTCATAAGGACCATCGCGGGGAACAAATGCGGGTCGGAGATGCACTTCGGCAACTCGGGTATACCAGGCGAAAAACACGTCGGGATGGCGCACAAGCCTATCTCTGGTCAAAGAAAGGGTGATTTGCTCCTACCTTGGGGCTACTTATTTGGGGCAGGTAGGAGCCCACCAAACTAGCGGTTTTACCGAAACGAAAATCGCATAGCTACTAGGCTACTACCTAGAACCATAAAAGTATTATTAGCTATTATATATTAACGCGCGCGCGAGGCTACAGAGAACACCCGCGTACAGCCTAGGGACCATATGTAGAGAGATATAGCCGTAGCTAGTGGTAGCTTTAAAATCGGAAGCCGTTTCGTAGTCTAAAAGCGGCGGATTGTGGCTCTCACCTAGGAGTAGCTGGTGGGAGCGGGGGGTAGTAACAGTGAGCAAGGGAAGATCGGCCAGAAGAAAGGGCCATCAGTTCGAGAGGGAAACAGCGGTTGCGCTTCGGGGCATTTTCCCGGGCGCGCGACGGCAGTTAGAATACCACGCGGACGACGCGCTTGGTGTAGATGTACAGGGCACGGGCCGGTATAAGTTTCAATGCAAGAAGTATAAAAATTATGCTCCGATCAGTTGCCTATCGGAAGTGCAGTGCGCGGAAGCTCTCGGCGAGATCCCGATTCTAGTCACGGCAGGCGACAACCTTCGGGCGGTGGCGGTACTGCCGTTCGCTGATCTTCTCGATTTGATCTCGCGGGCCGAGTCGTGAAGAGCTACTATCGTCCGGTGGGCCGAGAGAAACCCGAAGGCGAACGGTCGCTGAAGCCGCAACTCAGGAAGCGGAAAGATTGGGAGTCGAGCGAGATCGAGCGGAAGTGTCTCTTCTGCGACGACTTGTTTATCGCGCCCACGCCCTATTACCGGCTCTGCGTTTCGTGCCGGGACCGGGCTAAGTTCCGAGATCAGCCGTTTGAGCTGTGAATTTTTCAGTTGCACCGGCCTGGAAGTTCGTGTCTCAATGGGTGAACACGATTAACCGACTCGACTAGGAGCGATCCGCGCATGGCTAAGAAAATTCTGAACAAGACGACACCTTCCGCCCATCGACCCGACGACGTGAACGAGAACACGGAGTCGGACGCGGAGCATTCCGAAGTGGACGCGGGCGGTACTCAGCCCACCGCTCGCGTCTACAAGGGCACACAAGTCGTCGATCACGACTTGTTCAAGCTTCTGCCCGCGCTCATGAAGAAAGACGTGAGCTTCAATCCCGAGAAGCCGATCTACGAGTACTTCGAGCACGCCCATATTTTTCACACGGTGGACTCGAACGGGAAGGCGCTCGACAAGTGCAACGACGTCGGCGGCCACTTCCACACGGTCGAAGTGGTGAACGGGAAGAACGGCGTGCCGACGCTGAAAGTGTCGGTCGCGATGAAAGTCGTCAGGCTCAAGAAAGGCGGTCCGCGCGTGGCCGTCGAAGTGCGCGACGACAACCACACCCATGCCGTGAAGTATCTGGGCTCGGAGAAGATCGAGCTTCGGAAGACGAACGTGGACGCGGCTCAGTACATGAGCGAGATCCGTTCACGGGTCGAGCCTAAGCCCGTGCCGGGCGTGTCTTCGCTGTAAGGGGCTTCCATGAGCGTTCAGAAGCTGTGCCGGGAAACCTACAAAGAGTTCGTCGATCACCATCCGACGATCCCAAACGAGTTCAAGCGATTCTTGCGGACGCATGAGCGCGTTCCCCAGTTCATCGACAACCTGGCCAAAGAGATCCAGAAGTTGAAGACGAACGTGAAGCGCGAGACTGTGGTGGCGATGGTGCGCGATACATCGGAGATGTTTATTAGGGCGGCACTTCAGCAAGCCGAAGAGCGGGCGCTCTCGCCGATCAAACGTTTACAGATGAAACAGAAGCAAGACGATGCGGAAACTTTCAGGCGACAAGCCGAACAGTTGGAGAAGAAAGGTGCGGACCATGTCACCGAAGACGGTAAAGGCGAAACGACGCGGACCACGACAGTCATCGACTGAAACACGCGAACGCCCGGGGCAGCCGACGAAGTACGACCCGAAGTTTTGTGCGATGCTGGTCGATTGGATGAAAGAGCCGTCAAATACTTATGATTCGTTCGCTTACGAAATCGGCGTCAACGTAGATACACTCTACGAGTGGAATAAAGTTCACCCTGAATTCTCCGACGCTAAGAAGCGTGCGCGAGAAGCCGCGATGAAGTCCATGAGCCGTTTAGGGCTCGCTGGAATGGGCGGGAAGATTAAGGGCTTCGGCCAAGCGGCGTGGATTTTTTGGATGAAAGCGCGCTTCGGCTGGCGTGAAGACGGGCCGATGGAACAGGGCGACGATTTTGATTTGGAGTTCACTGAGTGAAAGTCGGCGACCTGAAGCCCAATCCGAAGAACCCGCGCACGATCACCGATGAAAAGGCGACGATGCTCAGGCATGCGCTTGCGGAGTTCGGTGATCTCTCGGGCATCGTCTATAACCGCAAGACCGAACGCTTGGTGGGCGGACATCAGCGCACGAAGGTATTCCCGAAGGACGCGAAGGTCGAGATCCAGACGCGCTTCAAGAAGCCGACGAAGACCGGAACCGTCGCTGAGGGGTTCGTTTTGGTGGCCGGGGAGCGGTTCGCTTACCGTGAAGTCGCTTGGAGTTCAAACCGTGAGAAGGCCGCGAACATTGCAGCGAATAAGGGCGCGGGCGAATGGGATTCTGAACAGCTCTCGAAGTGGGTGCGCGAGCTCCACGAAGCCGATTTTGATCTCGGGCTCACCATGTACGACGAATCGGAGATCGAGGCGATTCTAAATGCGGCTGGTGCTAGCGGGGCAGTTGAGGGTGAAGACGACGTTCCAGCGCTTCCGAAGAAGCCGAAGTCGAAACTCGGCGACGTCTACCAGCTCGGCAAGCATCGGCTCCTATGCGGTGACTCGACGAATCTGAAGACGGTTGAGAAGCTGATGGGCGGCGCGAAGGCCGACATGTGTTTTACATCGCCACCGTATAACGGTAATACCGAACTCAACTCTCACAAGATGGTCAATGGTAAGCGCGTTTACTCTCGCAATACACTTTACCAGGATAATGAGTCCGACAATAAAAGCTCTGAAGAATACCTGCAATTTAACCGCATGATCTTTTCTTGTTTGGGGAAGGTGCTTAAGCCAAACGGGAACGTGTTCTACAACATCGGGTACAACGCGAAGTCTCGGGCCGAGTGGTTGTTGGTCATTCAATCGGCAATCGTAGATGGGTTCTTCCTATTCGAAACGATCGTATGGAAGAAGAAAGGCATGCCCAATCCCGCGCCCAACGTGATGACCCGCGATTGGGAATTCATCTTTTTGTTGAACCGATCTGAGACCTACCAGACTAACAAGAAGTACGCGGGCTACTCTACGAACTTCTGGGAGATTTCAAACCAGAACGCTCAATCTGAGAATCACAAGGCGTGTTTCCCCATCGCGCTACCTGAAAAAGCGATCTTAGAGACGACGAATAAAGGCGACCTCTTATTCGAACCCTTTGGGGGCTCCGGCACGACCATGATCGCCTGCGAGAAGACGAACCGCCAGTGCTACATGATGGAACTCGATCCGGGCTACTGTGACGTGATCGTCGAACGCTGGGAAACCTTCACGGGCAAGAAAGCTAAGAAGCTATGAGCGGACCAGCCGAACCGAAAGATCCTGATACATCTCCGCTCTTGAAAGGCGAGATCACCAAATCAATCGGCGAACACTTGGTGAAGCGGGCGATCGATCGCAAGCGTGAGAAGATCAAGCCGCCGCGCCCAATGAACCGCGCTCAGCGGCGGGCGTTAGCGGCGATCGTGCGTCGGAAAGCCAAGAAGTGACGTGGGTGACGAATCGAAGCCGCCCGAGAACGTTATCGATATTCAGTCAAAGGCTCAGCACTATGTAGCCTTCGCTATGTGCCTGCCGTGTGCGCGCCGCTGGATCGCTAGCGTGACGGCGCTCAATAGCCTCTTCCACCTTGAATGCCCGAGTTGCCGCGCGCAAGATTCGTTCGCGTCACTGGTGCCCCAAGAGTACCTGAATGAGTTCGAGGAATGAGCAAGTTTGTAATTAAATACAAACGGAATAAGCACCAGGCTGAGTTCCACGCCGATACGACAACCAAGTTTCTGCATCTCTCATCGGGCTTCGGCGGTGGGAAGTCCTACGCCCTGGTGATGAAGGCTCTACAGCTCTCGCGCCTGAACGCGGGCATCCCGGGCGGGTGCGTGAACCCGTCGTTCGCTGACTACAAGAAAGACTTGCTCCCGCTCTTTGAAGAGATCCTGGACCGGAACCGGGTCAGGTACCGCCACCACCGCACGGAACACTGGTATCAATTCCCGTGGTCGAGCGGAAAGATGTACGTCACGACGGCCGAGAAACGGATTCGTGGCCCGAATTGGGGGTGGGCGATCGTCAACGAAGCGACTCTGATCAGCCAAGAGCGGTACCGTGAGATCATGGGCCGCGTGCGTATCAAGGGCGCGCCGAACCCACAGATCGCGTCAAGCGGAACGCCCGAAGGTATCGCGAACTGGAACTACGAGATGTTCGTTGAGTCGCCCATGACGCGCTCGCGGATCATCTACGGCGATACGCGCGACAACCAAGAGAACTTAGCCGACGACTACATACAGACACTAGAATCGAACTACGATGCCGTGATGCTCGACGCCTACTTGCGCGGCTTGCATGTGAACATGAACGGTAACCGATTCTACTACGCCTACGATCCGGCCCGGAACGACGACGAAAAGATCGAACAGATCCCGGGCGCCGAAGTGCACGTGTCGCTCGATTACAACGTGAGCCCCATGGTGGGCACGCTCTGGAACATCGTCCCTTTGGTGAACCGGGACGGGCTCCCGCTCATCGACCCGTTCGGCCACCCGATCAGGCGCGCTCAGGCGTTCGATCAGATCGTGATCGAAGACGGGGCCGATACGCCTAAAATGTGCCGGGCCATGCAGATGCGGGGGCTCGACAAGGACCGGACCATTATCTACCCCGACCCGGCCGGACGGGCTCGCTCAACGCGTGGGCCGCCCGATAACGAGATCCTGAAAACCCACGGCTGGAACCGAATCCAGGTCCGCCTGGTCGCCCCTCAGTTCAGGAAGCGCCAGCTCGCCACGAATAATTTGTTGTCGAAGGGGCTGATCAAGCTGCATCCTAAGAAGTGCAAGGCTCTCAAGAAAGACTGTGAAGCCGTTGAGCAAGACAAGGCGACCTATGAGAAGATCAAAGACAACCCGAAGCTGACCCACGCGAGCGACGGCATGGACTACTTCGTTGATATCGCCTTCCCGCTGAGTGGACGAAAGCCCGACACTGGCAGTATAAGAGTTCGGTAACCCCCGACAACCCGGAGAACCCATGGTGAAGATCACTTCAGAGTATCAGCTTCTCGACCCGGTGAGCGGGCAAGCCGTCCGCAAGAAGCTGATCGAGTCTTGGGACTCGCAGGGGAACCAGGCGCGGAAAGACGAAGCCTTCAAAGCCTACGAGTGCTTGAAGGACAAGACGATTCTGTACGTGCTCCAAATGCTCTTGAAACAATTCGACCTGACGACGGTCGATGAGATGCAATACGCCATGACGAATTTGTCGATTCTCCGCAAGGTGATCGACAAGCTCGCCAAGGTGTACTCGAACGGCTGTAAGCGCACCATGCCCGACGACACCGCCGCGACGGGCGAGATCGAGAGCATGGCTAAGCATCTCGGGATCGACGCCGTCATGGCGAAAATCAATCGCTACTTCCGCACGTTCAAGAATACGCTCGGGTACGTCAGGCCGCTACCCGACGGATTCGGCAAGTACGATATCAAGGCGGAAGCCAAGCCGCCCTTCACCTACGACGTGGTCGAGAACCCGGACAATCCGGAAGGACTCCCGCTCGCCGTCGTGCTCTCGGACTACGCGCCTATCCGGCCGACGCTCTACGCGATCGGGAACGCGGCGGCAGCAGGCCGAAGCGCCGAGCCGGATGCGAAGCCAGTCAGGTACGTGCCCGACGTGCGCTTAGGCTTAGGCGGGGACGACGACAAGCGCCAGTTCATTTGGTGGACGAAGAGCTTTCACTTCACGACGGACGCGAAGGGCGTGATCATCTCGCTTCCTGACCCGAAGTCAGGCGAGTATAAGAACCCGATTCTGCGCCTGCCGTTCGTCAACTTCGCGGGCGATCAGGACGGATGCTTCTGGGCGGAAGGGGGCTCGGACTTGGTCGATGCGGGCGTGAAGATCAACACGCTCATCTCGAACCTGAATCACGTCGGGATCTCTCAGGGCTATGGTCAGCTCTACCAGATCGGGAAGAACTTGCCGACGTCGGTGAAAGTCGGCCCGAACCAGTGCATTCAGATGCGGCAGGAAGAGGGAGAGCCCACGCCGCAAGTCGGGTACCTGAGTTCAAACCCGCCGCTCGACGAACTCCGTTCTACGGTCGAGATGTACATGGCGCTCATGCTCACCACGAACAACCTTTCGACGTCCGGGTTCTCGACGAACCTTCAAGGCGGGAAAGACTTCGCGTCCGGGATCGCGCTTATGATCGACAAGTCGGAGTCGATCGAGGACATCGAAGATCAGTCGAAGATCTTCGTCGAGAAAGAGCCGGAACTCTGGGAGCTAGTCTACTTGTGGCGTGACGTGTACGACTCTGCCAAACTTCTGACGGAAGCTCTCACCACGATCAAGCCCGTGAAAGAGCCGGGCAAGGTTCAGATTAGCTTCCCGCCCGCTACCCCAATCATGTCCGATCTCGACAACCTGGCCGTGATCGAGAAGCGCCGGGATCTGGGATTGAACACCATGG